CTGGAATACCTTCTCGGCGTAGCAATGCACTGTCTGTGTTCCAGCTCAGTTTACGCTTCTTGCTAGAGTCAAGTGCCGCTTTGAGCAAGTTAAGTGATGTCTCATCATACAACACAGTATCACAATCATCTAGTACAAGCACATTGTTACGGTCTGCATTCTGGTATAGTACTTTATACAAACCAATTGCAGAGCTGGCACCTTTAATAACCTCAAATCGTAGCTTGTTACCTGCTAGCTTGTCAAATAAACTGTTCTTTTCAAGAACTGCTTCTACACCAAACGACTTACCAACACCTGGAGGTCCAGTTACAACCATACCACGCACAACACCGTCAATTGATGCTTGTGTCATATCGTCTAGAATCTCAAACCGTTCACGCATACGCTCAATGATTTGTTCATCTGTTTCATTTGGGTTATCAACCGCATCGTTGACAACTTCTGCAATTTTTTCGGCTTTTTTATTTTTACGAACTTTTTGAAACTTCATTGCAGTCATCTTTATCTCCTAATTTTCTAACTTACTTATACACTCTACAGTAAGACGTCTTACTTGTCAACTAAAAAGCGAACATTTTTATTTAACGAAATCAAACACTTAAGATAATTTTTCAAAAAAGTTTAAAGTTTTTTTAAATTTATAAAAGCATTCATTAAATTTTTTGGGATCGTTTTGCCATTTAACCATACCTGCCAGGTACATCATTGTAGGGGGCTTTAGTTTGTACACGTTTATAGGATGACGATTAATTATATTTCTCATCTGGTCAAATGTATCAAGATGTTGATATTCCAGACACACAAGACTATAGTCAAAATATTGATCTTTATATCCTTGTCCGTGTATTATGCCCACACATCCAGGATCAGAAGCGTCACACTTGACAAACTTATCTGTGTAAATTTGTCTCCAGTTTATTTTATTTTGAATGAAAAATGTTATATCGCAGTTAATAAAGCCCTGATTGCAACCATTTATATAAAAGTAAGTCAGCATTTGATCTAATGCAAAATTATACTTTTTATATACTTCGTGGTCTATTCCTGCTAATTTATGAGCTTTATTAACTGATAATATAGCATGCTCAAAGTTAGGGTCCAGCATTAAATTTTACTCTATTGAGCATTGTTTCTTTGCAACCAGTGTACTTACTATTTTCATGTTTGTTAACTGTACCCACAATATTGATAGTTTTATCTTTAATAATATCACTGATATCGGGTTGATCTCTCCACCAAAACTTAATTACATCACGACCTGCATATACGGTAGTAATCATATAAACACTACTCGTCTGGATATATTTTACATCCAAAACTTCTACAGATAACTTGTAGCGTTCTCCTTTGTTACCAAAATAGTTACTACTATGTTTTAGCTGAGCCATTTTATCGCCAATTTTCTCACGTTGTTTGTCAACTGTCAAACTATGAGGTAGGCTGGCAATAATACTAATAAGAAAGTTTTCTGAGACATTCTCATCACGAAAGCATTTAATGATATTTTCATCAAAGCTACTTACACTGCCAGCCATTTTTTTAAGCATCATTTTACTGTTAAATGTATCAATCAAATCAGTGGCTGATTTGATTGTTTCTGGATTAAACGGCTCACTGGAATTAAGACGAGCCTTTACCGCTGTCTTATTGTCTTTAATTTCTTTGACAATATTTCCGTCATCATCATATTCAGTATGTCCTGCACCACTACGTACAAAACCTTGGTCTTCATAGACGATGATTGCCGCTGATACTACATCAACAAGTTCATAAGTTGCTTTTACTTTAGTGGCCATTAGGCTGGTTCCTTTACCATTTCCTGAGCTTGATCCCACAACGGAGAATCAGTTGCTCTTGTCATTACTTCCAGAAGTTGTGCTTTTTCCCGAAGGAAAACTCTAGCAAAACTAGGATCATTCTGCACTATATCCTCACTGTTGTCAATCAAATCAGCCAATTTAATTTCCTGTGCTTCTGGACTTGCAAAGCTCAACCGACGAGCATCGATTGCCTTACGAGTTGCACGATTTCCATCTTCTGGCTTACTTGTATCAGTAAGTTCAAGAACAAACTTAAACACAACAGGACCGAATTCGTCAAGGATTTGAGGACCGGTTACTGCGGTATCTTCAATAACATCGTGCAACCATGCCGCCGCAATCATCTGCGGAGAACCGCCGACTTCAGTGACCATGTCAGCAACACGAGCAGGGTGTACAATGTAATCATCTCCACTGTACTTTCTTTTTTGTCCTACCGCGGCGTGTGCCGCAGTAGCAAAAACTCTAGCTTTTTCAACAATATCCATTTAGATACTCCTTATTTCAAGTAATGAGGACCAGTCCACGCTACACTGTAGTTTTCAAACACGTTGCCACGTGCGGCATTTCGAGCAGGTGCATTCCAACCAGCGGCTTTAAGTATGTCGCCTTTTTTGAATACCTTATCGTTATCAGTGTTAACAATAAACCCCCATACACTATTCTCTTTAATAATTTTAATGTACTTCTTACCGTACTTTACTTCCATATTATCTTCGAAGTTAGCAATGGTTTTTGCAAAATAACTACCTGGCTCAGGATTACCACGTCCGCCTGCTGTAGCGAATTTAATGTAGTCTGCTTTAATTTTACCAATTAGTGTTTCGATTTGCTGTTGCATTAGTAACTCCTGTTTTTTTAACTTACTCTTATAATATATAGTAAGACGTCTTGGTTGTCAACAAAAAAAGGCAAGATAAAATCCTGCCTTTTCAATAACTTGTAATTTTTTTTAATTTTTATAAAGAAAAATCTTCTAATCCTGCGGCACGAAGTTTAACAATATTGTTGATCTGAAACTGTTTTGCCTCAAGTGCTTTAATGACACCCATAAATTTATTACGTATAAGACTAAAGTCGTTGATGAGATATTGAAGAGACACAACATCTTCCTCCCCATCAACAAACTTTTCTGCATCTCTACTACTTAATTGCCGGTTGTAGCTTTCAAGATACTTTCTAAATGTCTTACTACGTAATTTGCGCATTTCTGTATTCAAATATTCCAATATGGCTTCTACCTCTTGTAACTGGTTAAATCGATGTTCTACAACTCCAGGCATGTCTCTACTTTGTCTTTCAAGATTGCCTTTCATGCCACATTCTAGTCTAGCTGAATCAATCTCACGTTCAAAGTGTGAGATTGCCTCAACAATCTCACTCATGTTTGTTGTAACTTTACGATACCATTTACTCATTAATACCAATCATCCTCGTCATCTTCTTCATATTCTTCAAAAACATCTTCATCTTCTTCTTCCAGTTCCATAAAAGAATCCAACGCCTCGCTTAAATATTCACAATGCTCAGATATTTCTCCAATGTGATTCTTTACATCAAATCCATAATCAGCTAATGAATTAATAGTTGATTCTGCATATGATTTTCTATCACCAATTTGTGTAATGAGCGCCATGCCATTATCGTACAAATTGAAAATAAATTCAAAGTCACCGTCACTCAAGTTCATTTTCTAGTTGCTCCACTTCTACTACTTGCTCTTCGCCAGAAGCGTCTTGTATGGCTTCTGGTTGCATATCCCATTCAGTCATAATAAGATCCAGTGCGCCGTCCTTGTTTAAATTCCAAGGCTTACGGAACATCTTAATAACTTCTCCAGTTACTGGACTAGTATACTCCAAACTGTTTCCTGATTTCTTTAGAGCACCTTTGCCCTCAAAAAAGTCAACAAGTCCACTATAGGGACTCATACCAGTTTCATATGGAATTTCCACTTGTACACTTTCAAACGGTTTACTGTAACGTGTTTTCATAACCTTACATGCCGCTCTAATACCATGTACATCGCTTGTTTTGTTTCCGTCTGCGTCTACTTTTAGTTTTAGTTTACGCATTGCAATCACAATACTTGATGCATAGATAAAGCCTTGTCCACCTGAGATCTTATCATCTGGATCAAACATATCCTGCGATGCATACGTGTGGTTAGTACATACCATGCCTACGTTATAATCTCCAAACATGTTTACACAGTTACGAACAAGTGCAGTTAGAGCTTTGGGTTTACGACCCAAGTCGCCTTTCATATCACCTTTTGCAAACTGGTCAACATCAGTAGGAGTAAGCATCATGCCTAACGAATCAAGAACAAATAGTACCTTAGGTCGTTCTTCAGATTCTTTATCAGCATACTCTGCTTTATAATCTCGCATAAAGTCACTAATAACTTTTGCAACATCATCAATCATTGCAACATTAAGTTTAAGTAACTTATCCTCTGATGTGTCTACATCTAATGCGTGTAGCCATTTTTCATCAAGAGCATTCTCTGAGTCAATGAGTACTACAAAGATACCTTGCTCTTGCGCCATACGTACTACATTTCCACTCGCAATAAAACTTTTACCAGCGCCTGATTCTCCGGCTAATACTGATACTTTACCTAGAGGAAAACCTTTATGAAAGTGTCCACTAATTAGTTTGTTGAGTGTATAATTACCTGTGCTAATCCACGTGTCTGGATCTCGAAATCCAGTGCTAAGTCCCGGCACAGATTTAGTAATGCTTTTGCGAAACTTGCTCACGTCAAATGGTTTTGCCATATTACGTCTCCAATATTATTAATATAGGAGGCGACTATTGCCGCCTCCGTTAATTATTTTACTTACGATTGCGAATAGCGGCCAAGATATCTTGTGCGCTTGGTGCTTCGCCACCAGCTTCAGCCGCTACTGGTTCTGCTGGAGCAGGAGCAGGAGCCGCTTCTGCTACTGGAGCAGGTGCTGGCTGTGGTGCTGGAGCCGCTTCTGCTACTGGAGCAGGTGCTGGCTGTGGTGCTGGTGCAGGACGAGCTCCTCCACTTGGTGCATCTACACCGTATGGACGATAAAAGTCTGCAAAGCGTTCCGGATCATAAAGTTGTCCATCAACACTAGCTTCGAACATTTCAAAGATAGCATTTAGTTCTTCTGCTCCTGGTTTCTTAGGAAGGAAGTCGTTTAAGTTATACAGCCCATTTGTTGTTACTGCATCACGCTCTTCTTGATTAAGAGAACGTTCTCTACGAGCCCAATTAGATGTTGAATAGTCTGCATATTGACCTTTACTAGATTTAACAATCTTAAAGTCAGTACCAGCTTCAAAATCTGTAGGAATTTCCTGAAACTCAGGATCCATAAGAGCTGAACTAATAATTTTATAAATTTGTGGGGACATAACAAACCTACGAATTGGATTCTCTGGTTTGTTTTCTTCATCCATGTCTGTTTGTACAACCAGACCTTGGAAAATATAGCTACGCTTTTTCCAATACTTACGAGCCATGTCTTCCATAGTTGTATCTTTAAACCATGGACGGATTTCAGCATGTACTGGACATGTTTCGTTCCACATTTCTACACATGGAACCTGCACAGTTACAGGCTTGTTTTCGTCGCCGCCCTTTACCCCAGAAAAAGGCATACGAATCATTTGACGTTCTTTCCAAAAGAACGGATTGCCTTCATCTGAATCTGGTAGGAAACGTAGTGTTGCACTTGAACCTTCTTGAATGTTCCAATGTGCAAAGATAGCGTTATCTCCGCCACCTTGTGTTCCGCGGTTGCCGCTAGAACGATTTTCTTGTTCGAGCAATTTTGCTCTGATTTCTGCTAGTGATGCCATAGTTTTTCTCCTATATTAGCCTATGTTAGTTTTGTGTTGTGTAACCTATTGATTACTATTGTCTTATTAGCCTCTTCAGTATATGATTTATAGTGCTGACTGTCAACACTTTTTTGTAAAAATTATGATATTTTTTTACGTATGCCGAAGATAATATCTTCGTCAATTTTTAGAGCATCCTCTGCCATTGCCGGTGCTTTATTGGCTGTTTTTTGTAAATAGCCAACCATTTGCGCAACCAACTTCTGATGCTTTGGTTCCATTTTCCAAATCATCTCACTTAGTTTTGCCATGTAATTAGCAGCGGCATCATTTTTCGATCTCATTGATAAGAAGTTAAGCATTTGGCTTAGTTTTGCCAGAGCACCCTGTCCACCTGAATATTTCTTCGGGTCTTCATTATTTGGGTGCTCTGGATCATTCTCATCAAATTTGATACCAAAATCAACTTTGTCTTGAAACATTTTCATAAATGCTGACAGCGTCTCACGCTCTAAGCTAATTTTGTTTTCCTTTACAGTTATGATACGAGCTACCTTGCTTAGTACTGTATCAAAATCTTCTGTAAATGTATTCTTTAAAAATTTGTCAGTGATGTTCGTTTCTTCGTCAATATCGTCTACGTCCTCTTGAACTTCAAAGCTGTTATAACCTTTGTTGGTAGATAGATTATTGATCTGATCTTTATGTGAACGAAGTTGTTGTGTCACTGTTTCAACAATATCTGTATTATCTTCGTTTACTAGACCTTTTACCTTAACATGTTTTAAAAATTTGTTAAGGCTTGAGATCTCCTCGCACATATTTAGGATTGATTCACCTATTGTGTCGTACGGAGTACCTCCCATGCTCACGTGCTTTGTCATTGCCTTAGCACCTGCCATATACTTGTGCGGAAATTTAAATTTCTCGCCTTGTGAATTTTCAATGAATAAGCTATGAATGTGTCTGCTACGGCTACCGCGAACTTCTTCATTCACTGCTTTTGTGTGTTTAATAATTAGCTTTGATTCGCCAATTGGCAAATAGCTAGTTTTGATACTACCATATGCTTTACCAAATGTCTTTTTTGCTTCTGTCACACTCTGATGTGAGAAATCTTTTGGGGTTAGATTTTTGTCAAATCGTTTCACTGTAAATTCACCTAAATGTTTATGAGCTACATCTTTAAGCACCGAGATTAATTCCTTGTGCTTAACTACGTCAAATCCTGCGCCGGCTTGTACGATAACTTCTACACGAGTATCTTCGTATCTTAAACTAATCATAAGATCATCAGCATCCATGTAAAAACGAGTCGCATTATTAGCGTCTGTCGTTGCGTTGCCATCCATCTGGTATAGTGCAACATGGAAGTTTGATCCTTTTAGGATATCAAAAATTTCGTTACTTAATTAAGTATTATTCATATGTAGCTTCTCCTTACTTGTATTTATG